CTGCTTGCTGATTTCCGCCGCTTTTCTTAAACGCTTCATTTAACGGATTGCCGTCGTAGCTCAATGCACGATTCTGCAACTGCTCGTACAGACTCATTCCGGTAGTCTCTGGACTGAATCCCTCAAATCCTTTATTTCCTTGCAGGCTTTTGCGAATTGCCAATGCTATCTCAGGCTGCTGACTCAGCGGCTTGTCCCAATCGAGCATACGCGCTACTGCTTCATCGGGGATGTCGGCTTTGTAAAGATTTTCTGACAAACCATTTGCCTTGAGAGCGGCTGCCTCCGCCTCCGCTGCTGAATTGTGAACAGAAAGCTGCTCCCCCTTCATGTTATCCACTACCCACTTATCCGTATATTTGTTGTCTACTACCTGTTTGTTGAACATCCATCCGTTATTGAATGGATTTGCATTCGAGTGAGGAAGATAACTATGAGACTGCGCCATTTGCGCGTAACTTTTAGCGACTTCTGGATTTTCTGCCACATACAACCCGTGCCCGTAAGCCTGTGCGCCCTCGCCCGTTCCGATCTTCGACATATCGAACTTGTCGAAAAGGTGCGGGCTACCGTGATAGACGGTCAATCCTGGCTGCATTCCGCTGCGCGCCATGTAGGATTCCGCCATAGCTCGCCCATATTCAGGGGCGGCCCGTGCGGTAGCGGCAATGCCTTTGGCGGCCGGTCCTATCAACGGAGCCGCAGCCCCTAATAGATCGGCAACTCGCAGCAATTGATCGGCCTGATCCTGCGCCCGTTTCCACGCAGGCCAGCCCTCATCCATCAAATCGGGTGGCGTAACATTCTGCCGCGCCGTTGCAAACTGGCGAGCCAACATCGGATTGACGGTGGCCGCGCCCATCAACGAGTCAAACGTGTTCGGAGCCGGCTGCCGCTGCGCTTGCAGGATTTCATCCATAGTCGGCACGGTTCACCCGCTGAATCCGTTTGGACCGAGCCAGCCGCGTCGCCCGCCAAGCCCGACAATCGCCACATCCAGTTGCAGCACGCGCGGCTTTCTGTTCGAACGCTTGACGATGCCGAGGGATTCGCGCGCTGATTGAATCAGTTCGGGATAGTTCGACAATTTCTTACCGAAGATCGGCGCCACGTCGATCGCCAGATTTTCAACGAAAGCCTTCGCATAACCCGGCGGGAATGAAATCGTAGTTCCGACCGCAGCTACCTGCGTCAGCAGCCGATCAATCGAAAACGTAATCGGAACGATCGCGTTCGGCACGGGCCAGAGCGTGATCGAAGCGGCCGGGAAATCGTTGATGAATAAATACCGCAGCGGGAACTGGCCGGGCTGATCCTTCACGCCGACCATGTTGTATTCAGCCTGACTCCAAGGCAGGCAGGCGAACGTGGCGCCGTTGATGACGGTGTACGCGGGCTCCCAGATGCGCTGCGGGCGATCTGCGTTCCACGTGGAACCGGGGCCGATGAGGTAAGTTGGTACGCCCGCGGCTGTGTTGAAGGTCTGATTGGCCGTGCCGTAGACCGCGAGATTTTGCGCAGACCAGGAATCGAGGAGCTGGTTGAACTTGCGCAGGCAATCCTGCGCCTCGTCAAATGTGAGTACCTGATCTGTGCCGAGGGAGGAAGTCAGTCCGAGCGCATCCTCGATGTATTGCAGGGCGGTTGCGCTCGGCATCGGCAGTCATAGCGCGAGGTTACACGCCGCCCGGTGCGGGGAAAAGGATCCAATCGATCGCCGTAGCGGCAGTGGCATTTGCCGTCCCAAAGATCGTGAACGAACCCGCCGCACACACAATGCGCTCTACCCTCAGAAGCGTGCCGTCCGCCGCCGCCTGCGAAACGTAGGCGCAGACTTTGCTGCTCACTGTGCATTGTGGATTCGTGACAACGACGGACGCCGCACCAATGGCGACGGTGACAGTCCCGCTGTTGTACGTCGTCGATACCGCTCCAGATGTCGCCGGCCCCGCGTTCGTGACCGCAAGCCCTTGCGCAATGAGCGCGGCTTCCGTGTCGGCAGGCAGTTCAACGATCGTCCCCGAGGCAGAGCCGCCATACGCACGATTCAAAAGCACCATGATGTGATTCCTTTTCCTTTTCGTTGGCGATTACGTATGGTTCTCGGCTTTTTCCGCTGCGACTCGATCCTTTTCGGCCTTCACATCGGCCGCATGCGCCGCAACCGGATCAATCGCGATCGTCGCAATTGAGCCCGGATTGTGGTGCTTGTCGTCGATCACGGCGTCGATCCATGCGACGAGATCGGTCAGATGCGCGCCGATTGCATCGATGTCGCTTTTCGATCCGCGCGCGAGTTGGTTGCGCAGTGAGACGACGTGCGCACGCAACGCGCCGAGTGATTCGGGAACAGTGAGCGGCTTCGGCGGCGGTAGCGGAACGGCCTTGCGCTCAGGCGTCGGCATACCTGGAGGCTGCGGCGGTGCGACGGAAGCGATTTGCTTTCCGACCAGTTCGGACTCCTTCGACTCGGGCAGCGTGAGCAGCGTTCCCACTGCGTAGCCGTCGTACTCTTTGAGCAACTTGATTGACATGACGCGAGTCCTTTAGACGGTTACGGGATGGTGAGGTACTTGACACTGAGCTCGGGATATGTCGCCGCGTAACCAAAGCACACATCAATCCGCATATTGGCGATATCTTGCGCACCGTCGAAGTATTCGAGCACGCGCAATGTAAATCCTTCGTCCGATACACTCTTCACAGACATTACGCCATTGGCAGGCGGCTGATATAAAGGCACCATGGCCAGCGTGAACGCATCCTGATGGAACCCGATATTCGTCGAATACGCCGTACTGGCGGCCCCGAGAATCACGAACGGCTGCGCCGTAGTCGGTGAAGCCGTGACATTTTGGAACGGTCCAGAGGTCACGATTGCCGGACTGATCGGCAGCGATACCGCGCCCTGCGCCACGTCCGCCGTAATCACGAAATTGGCGAGCGCACCCGTTGACGTGCGCGACTGCGGGTTGACCGCAAACACGCCGGGCAGCGTGATCGTGGTGCCGCGCGTAATCGTGCCAGCGCCGGTTGCCGCGACCGTGATCGTCGATCCGACCTGATTCGCGCCGTTGATGTTCGATGCCGCGCCCGCGCCGTTCGTATGCACGTCCACGTTCTGGTCCATCGCAGGATGAATGCCGAACGAGTCCTGCATGTAGCCGGTGCGGTATTGGCCTGAGATTTTCTCGGCCATGTTGAATAGGCCCGCGAAGCCTTGAATCATGGCGCCGTTGAGCGCCGGATTCATCACGATATTGCGGTTGCCGTCTTTGACAGGCGCCGCCATTTCGTCAAGCCGTTGATTGATCGACGTGAGCGCGTTGATTGCGAGCGCCTGCGTCGTCGGCAGTGCGCCGGTCGGATTCAGCGTGTTGAATGTCGAGAAGTGCGCGAGCTGCAAGCCCTGGCGGTCGATTTCGTTCGCAACCGGCGCCATCGCAGCGCGCACTTTTTTCTCGAACTGCGTGAGCGACAGCGTGCGCTCAAACGAGTTGAAGAAAATATCGCAGCCGCCCTGCGAGACCGTCAGCGGAATTGTCGTTTCCACCGTGGTCTGTGGCGCTGCGACTCTGCCCGCGCGGTAGGTGTAGCGAGGCGGACGCTTGATGTTGATCGTCGCCCCTGGCGCGTAGCCGCGACTCATGTTCGATGCATATTCGTCCTCATAGTCGCGGTTGACCGCAGCGGCAAAGGACAGCATGTTTTTCAGGACGGCGAGCGCCTCTTTCGCCACCAGAGACGATGTGACAAGAACGTTGGACATCTTGCGATTCCTTCCAGCGACGCCTCGCGGCGGTAGCCTTACTCACGTTTTAGCGCGGAGGTCGCATCCCTGCGATGCCCCGCGCCCCTATTTCATCTTCGCGCCCATCGCGCGCCTTGCTTCGCGCGTAGCGCTTCGTACTCTTTCTGGCTCATATCCCCGGAGAGTTCTCGGGAGATGCTGCGCCCGCCGTTTAACGGCGAGGGCGGCGCCGGTGCGTTGGTTCCTTTCTTCCCGGCCGGGCTCGCTAGGCTGGTTTCCAGTTTGCCGAGTTCGGCCACTTGCCGCAGCGGAGAGAGGTCCGTAATCCGCTCGGCCACGTCAGGGTTTTTCGCAAGATGGTGCAAGAGCGCCGGTCCTACTTCGGATTCCACGATCGCCCTTCGCGCGGCGCCGGAGAGGTCGGGCAGCCCTTCCTCAACGTACGCGGAGACGACGCTCGCATAATCCTTCGTTGCGGCCTGAAACGCGGCTTCCCGCGCTTGCCAGTCGGCGGCGAGCTTTTGCGTGCTCGCTACCTCGCGGCCCTGCTGTTCGGCTTGCTGGCGTGCCTGGCGTTCGCTCTGGAGACTTTGATTCGCCACCTGCGCCGCGTCGTACCGCGTGACGGCGCGCAAGTAGGTTTCGTAGTCCTCGAACTGTTCGCGCTTCGGTTCGCCTATTTCCTGCGCCGGCCGAGACTGCGCTTCGAGCCGCTGGTTCTGCTCTCGGAGTAGCCTGACTTCGGTTTCGGCTGCGACACGGGCGGTGCGTTGCCGGTCTAGCCTACGCTGGAATGCGGACTGCTTCCGAGCTTCCTGCTGCTCGGTAGTCTCTGCTGCGTTTTCGGCTGATGCGTCCGCAGCCGCGGGTGCGCCGGCAGGGTCTTCGGCGCCGGGGGCCGGTAGGCTGGATGCGTCGGGTACAGCGGCTCCAGCGCCGCTATCCTGCGCCGAATTCGTGCCAGTTGTCAATCCCGGTGCATTTTCCATCATTTCCTCCTACGTCAAATTCAGCGGCGTGAGCACCAGCGCTGCGTTCGCCTCGTTGATCGTGATTTGTCTGTGAAGGGCTTCAAACTGATCCCTTGCGTACTGCGTGACTTCCGCGAGCGTCGCGTCGCGTCCGAGATTGAGGGCTTTGCCGACATCGTGCTGCACGGCTGCGGCTTGGCCTGCGGTCGCTGTCAGTGTGATTTGCGGCATCGTGATCTCCTTAGACTGTTAGAGCTTGCAACTGCGCCGAGGTTAGTTGAGCGGGGAAGATGCGCACACCGCGAATGCTGCCGCCCGATTGATTGGCTCCTGCGAAGTGGCCTATTTCGATATTTGGCCCCGCGCCCATCGTTCCGTCGAATGCAGCCACCCCAGGCGCTGCGCCGTCGCCTGTAACCATCTGGCCTGCCAGCCCCCAGGAACTTGCGCGTTTTCTCACGGCAGTATTCATGCTGGAGAGGCCAGATTTTGTCGTAGACGAATTGCCGTCAAACACCGTGATGCCCGTTGCCGCGCCGCCCACACCGACGGCTAACATCTGTCCGTTCATCGTCGCCGCGAGTGCGGCTACGTTAGCCGGGCTAATCGTGTAATTCGTGGAAAGCTCGGCGTAGGCCGTACCCTGGGTGAAGTCCACATTGCCGGCCGCGAGAAAGTCCATGCGGTCTACTGCTCTCGCTGCGCCAGTACTTGCCATCGGACTTGTTGCGAACTGCGTTGCGGTCAGCGCCTCGAATCCGTTGAAGTCCACGTCAATCGAATCGCCGGTCGAGCCGATCAACACGCCATAGGCCACGTTGAGCACGCTCGTATTGAGTTCGCAGCGGGTGAGCGTAACGCTATTCAGGCTTGCGGTAACGT